TCTACTGATCCCGCATCAATAACGAATGGATATTTTGGAAATTATACTTGGGGTAAGATTTTTGGATATCAGAATAGATCTCTTGGAAAACCAAAACAATTCAATGTTGATACAAGAAATGGTTTGGTTGGATTATCGACTGCACCAGAAGTAACAAGAACAAGAGGACTATTTAAAAGTAAATAAATAGATTAAAACCATATAGTAAAATGCCTGCTATTATATCTGATCAATTTAGAGTATTAAATGCTGAAACTTTTGTTAAAAGTTTGATTGGAGTCGGTCAAACTTATAATTCATACTATACTTTTATTGGTCAACCAAATTCTACTAATCCTTTTGCGGGGGGATCTTCAAGTTGGGGTTCGGGTCCTTCACCTGTTGATGGATTTAAAGAAGAAAATGATATAAAAGATACAATTATTGCGGTAAAAAAAGTAACTACTGATGATATTCGTAGAATGATCAGAAAAGTTACTTGGACCGCAGGAACTACATATGAAATGTATAGAAATGATTATAGCATTTATAATCTTTCTCCGGTGACAAAATCATCAAATTTATACAATGCAAATTATTATGTTATAAATGAAGATTTGAGAGTTTATATTTGTTTAAATAATGGCACGAATCCAGAAAATCCATCAGGAAAACCATCATATGATCAACCAACATTTATTGATTTAGAACCAAGAGCAGCTGGAACAAGTGGAGATGGATATATTTGGAAATATCTTTATACTATTAAACCTTCCGAAATAGTAAAATTTGATTCTATAGAATATATTCCAGTACCAGAAAATTGGGGTTCTGTGGGTGAATCAATATCAACAAAGGCAAATTCTGTTGATGGGAAAATTCATACTGCTATTATTACGAATAGAGGCAATTCATACAATCCAACATCACAAACTTTTACTAATGTCCCAATCCTTGGGGATGGAACAGGAGGGCAGGTAACTATAACAACAGATTCTTTTGGTAAAGTTTCTGATGTTTATGTGACGAGTGGTGGACAAAATTATACATATGGATCTATTCAATTTTATCCTGGTGCCCCTGGATTATCCACTTCTTTAACTAACACAGGAATTGGAACGACATCAATTGCAAGTTTTAATGTAATTATTCCACCAAAAGGAGGACATGGATATGATATTTATAGAGAACTTGGTGCTTATAGAGTTCTTGTATATTCAAGATATGAAACTTTAGCATCAAATCCAGATGTTATTAGTGGAAATGATTTTTCTAGAGTGGGAATTATTAAAAATCCCACGGTAGTTAATAGTACAACTCAATTATTGGATACATCTCTTGCTAGTGGATTAAATGCATTAAAACTTTCTGGAGTTACTACTGCAACTACTTATGCAGTAGATTCTATTATATCTCAAACTGTAGGTGTTGGTTCAACTGCTATTGGATTTGTTGCTTCTTGGGACAGCATAACTGGGGTTTTAAAATATTATCAACCAGTAGCATTAGCAACGATTGGGGTTTAATATACAATAAACAAATTCACCTCTTCTCCTAGTTCAGGAGGAAGTTTAACAATTTCTTGCAATTCAATTACAGGACCATCTTTATCCATAGATACTGGATTTAATGGAATTTCTACAGTTGTAAATAATACAACATATCAATTAGGACAAACTTTTAATTCTGGAATTTCATCCACAGAATTTAATAAAAGGTCTGGTTAGATTATATACATAGATAATAGGTCACCAATCCCCAGATCTTCTAGCCAGAAAGAAGATATAAAAATTGTATTGGAATTCTAAAGAAAAATGCCACAAAACACAAATTTAAACGTTCCTCCATATTTTGATGATTTTTCTGAATCTAAAAATTATCAAAAAGTTCTCTTTAAACCAGGAACTTCAATACAAGCAAGAGAATTAACCACTTTACAATCAATTTTACAAAATCAAATTGAAAAGTTTGGAAAAAACCTTTTTAAAGAAGGTTCTATGGTTATTCCTGGAAATATTGCATATGACTCAGAATATACCTGCGTTCAAATTGATGATAGTCATTTAGGTCTTCCAGTATCACTTTATATTGATAACTTGATTGGTGCATCAGTTCAAGGAGAAAAAAGTGGCGTTAAAGCAAAAATAGAAAATTATATTACATCTGAGGATTCCGATCTTAATTCATATACACTGTACATAAAATATCAAAGTTCTGGATCCGATGCTACAACAACAAAATTTTTAGATGGTGAAAATTTAATTGCACTTCAAAATATTTCTTATTCTGATTCTAGTATTAAAACTGGAAATTCTTTTGCAACTACCATTTTATCAAATTCTACTTCAGTAGGATCTGCAGCAAAAATTGGAGAAGGAGTATATTTTATTCGTGGGTTCTTTGTAACTGTTCCTCAACAAACAGTTATTTTGGATCAATATGGAAATACTCCTTCGTATCGTGTTGGTTTACTCATTGAAGAAGAAATTGCTGTTGCTTCTTCTGAATATCCTGATTTGTATGATAATGCTCAAGGATTTTCAAATTATGCTGCACCAGGAGCAGATAGATTAAAAATTTCTACAACATTAATTAAAAAACCCTTAACTGATTTTAATGATGAAAATTTTGTTGAATTATTAAGAGTTGAAAATGGAATTTTACAAAAATTTGTCAATACGACAAATTATAATTTAATTCGTGATGAACTTGCCAGAAGAACCTATGATGAATCTGGGGATTATTATGTAAATCCATTTCAAATATCATCCAAAGAATGTTTAAATGATAGAGTTGGAAATAATGGAGTATATTATTCAGGGCAATTAACAAATCAAGGGAATGCAGCTTCAGATAATTTATTTTGCTTATCTGTAAGTCCAGGAAAGGCTTATGTAAGAGGTTATGAAGTAGAAACTATCAATAATGTACTTATAGATGTAGAAAAACCAAGAACTACAGACTCTGATATCAATCAAACTATTCCTTTTAATTTAGGAAAGCAAATAGTAGTAAATAATCTTTCTGGTTCAATTCCTGTTGGGTTTGGCACTACTTCTTATATTAAACTTTACGATAGTCGCACAGCAGTTGCAGGAGTTTCATCAGGAAATCAAATTGGAGTAGCAAGATTATATGATTTAAAAGCAAAGAATGTAAGTTATGCAGATTCTACAACTCAGTATGAAGTATCTTTATTTGATGTTCAAACTTATACAACAATAACTTTAAATGCGGCAATAACTCAATCTGCTCCTGCTTATATTAGAGGAAAAAGTAGTGATTCTAAAGGATATCTTACTGCAAGTGTAACTTCATCAAATACATTAAATCTTTATCAATCTTCTGGTACTTTTATTGTAGGAGAACAAATACAGATTAATGGAATTGATGATGGAAGAATTATAACTTCAGTTAGAGATTATGATATTTCCGACGTTCATCAATTTGTTGGGAATGGGGTAAGTTTTACTGCTGATCCTGTTTTGTCTCTACTTAGTTATATTGCTCCAGTGGGAACTGCATATTCGATTAGTGCGAGTTCTGGTGGAGTTAGTACTATAACTACTTCCGATCAAAATTTCTATACAGGAATACAAACTGGAGATATTATTTCATACACAAAACCAGGAGACACCTTAATAACATATAATAAAGTACAAAATATAAGTACATCATTAAAAAATATTACTATTGTTCCCGTTACTTCCATAGTTGGTGTTTGTAATGGATCTCTTCCTTCCTCTTCGTTGGGATCAATTACAGACGTAAGAAAAGCTTCTTTGGATGTTCTTAATACTGGAAATGTTTCATTATATTCAAAATTAAAAAGAGCAAATATTGCAAACTTAGATTTAACTAAATCGAATATAACGATAAGGAGATCTTCAACTGTTACCATTAGCAATGGTGGATGCGATATCTCAACTTTATTTACTGATCCAAATCTTACATATTCTCCATTCACAGAGCAAGATTATATTTTAACTTTCAGTGATGGAACAGTAGAATTTTTATCAGATCAAAAAGTAGATACAATTAACAAAGTTCTCCGTAATATTAGTAAAAACGGTACGGCAACGTTTACATATACACTGAATAAAATTAATGTAAAAACAAAGAAAAAGATTTTCAATAGATGTACGACTTTAACTATTGTGAATTCTTCTTCTAATGGTTCTGGTATAGGATCAACTACACTTAATGATGGACTAACATACAGTCAAGTTTTTGGTACAAGAGTCCAAGATAAAGAAATATCATTAAATGTTCCAGATGTTACTAACATTCTTGGAATAATAGAATCTTCTACAACAGGAGACCCACTTTTACCAAAATTACAATTAATAAATTTATCATCAAATATATTAAATTTAGTAAAGGGTGAATTAGTAGTAGGACAAACAAGCGGTGCCGTTGCTTCTGTGGTTTCAACAACTGGAACAAATCAAGTAAATATTATAAATTCAAATGAAAATACCTTCAAATCTAATGAAATAGTTATTTTCCAAACCTCAAATATTCAAGCTACTGTTTCTTTATATACTCCTGGGGATAAAGATATTTCATCCAATTACATATTGGATGATGGACAAAGATCGGAGTATCTTGATTATTCTAGAATAATCAGAAAACCAGGAATGTCATTCCCAACAAAAAGAATAACAATAATATTCAACAATTATACGATTAATCCTTCAGACTCTGGAGATTTTGTGGCAGTTACATCTTATGACAAAGATTTATACTCAAAATATATTTCTTATATTGATGCATCTCGTTGTACAGACATAATTGATTGTAGACCAAGAGTTGCTAATTTTAGTGGAACAGCAAATTCTCCATTTGAATTTAATTCAAGGGTGTTTAACACTAATACAAATTCAACAATTGATGTATTTGCAAAAAATAAAAATTTAAATGCATCATATAGTTATTACCTTCCAAGAATTGATAGATTGTTTTTGGATAAAGATGGAGCATTTATTATTAATAAAGGAGTTCCTTCGTTATCTCCAAAAGTACCTAATGGATTGGATACATCACTCGAAATAGGCACAATTTATATTCCTGCTTATCTTTTTAATGTTTCTTCAGTAAAAGTATCTTTAACACAACATAAAAGATACAGAATGCAAGATATTTCGAGTATAGATCAAAGATTATCAAATGTTGAATACTATACATCTCTGTCTTTACTCGAAACAGATACTCAAAATTTAAGAATTAAAGATTCTACAACTCAACTTGATAAATTTAAGTGTGGGTTTTTTGTTGATAATTTTAAAACTTATAATGGTGGTGATATTTCAAATAAATCATATAAAGTTAGTGTAGATACATTAAAAGGAGAATTAAACCCACAACCATATACAACAAGTATCGATCTTTTACTTGGTTCTGAATCAATCATAGGAATTGGAGCTACTTCAAATCCAAATGCTGATTTGAGATTTGTTACTGATTTGGGGTCTTCAAATGTAAAAAGAATTGGTGATACGATTTGTTTAAATTATACTGATGTAATATTTTTACAAAACAAATTTGCTACAAGAATTGAAAATGTAAATCCATTCAATAACGTTAATTGGATAGGTTCTATAACTTTAAGTCCATCATCTGATACTTGGATTGAAACAAGAAATAGTAGAAGAACTTTTGATTTGGAAGGAAACTATACTTCTACAATTCAGCAATTCGGAATAGATACTAATACTGGATTATCTCCTGTAGATTGGGGATCTTGGGAAACAAATTGGACTGGAACAGATATTACTCAAACTGCACCTCTTTTCACTCAACAAACCGGAAGTGTATTAGTTAATAACTCTGATTGGTTTGCAACTTCAGGACAACACCAATCTCGTGCCGATGATGGTGTTATGAGGCAAAGTATACAAAGAAATTTGACTTTCCAAGATAGTTTTATTAATTTTTCAAATCAAACTACGGTCACAACAAAAAATCAAAGTAGACAAGGAATTCAATATAATGTAACTCAAAGATTTGATACAGTAAATCTTGGAGATAAGGTCGTTTCGACAGAAATCATAACTTATATGAGATCTAGGAACATTGAAATTGTTGCTAAGAGATTAAAACCATCATCTTTATTCTATGCATTCTTTGATAATATTAATGTAACTAATTATGTTGTTCCAAAATTAATTGAAATTTCAATGGTAAGTGGAACATTCATTGCCGGAGAAACAGTAACTGGAATTTTTGGTGGAACTGGAGGAAAAGCAATTAACTTTAGATTGGCAAATCAAAATCATAAGTACGGTCCTTATAATTCTCCAACGGAAACATATGTAAAAAATCCATATGATGTTACTTCAAATATTCCCTCTACTTATTCTTCAACTTCTACCTTATTGAATGTAGATACTGGAAGTTTAGAATTGCAGACGAATTCTCAATTCTATGGATCAATTATATCTGGGATGAGATTATATGGACAATCCAGTGGAGCAATAGCAGATATCACCAATTTGAGACTAATTAGTGATACGAATGGATCTTTTATTGGATCATTGTTTATACCAGATCCAGTTCTTCCATCAACTCCATCTTTACCAGTAGGACC